GGTGTGCGCAAGCGGTCTTGGCGCTGATCGTTCTTAAATGCAGCGTAGCCTTCCCGCGTAAGTGGGTAACCCATCCGCGTCATAAGCTCGGCATCGGGTACGTTGGAAGCCGCAGTGCCAACAAACGTTCGTGAATTTGGGTCGAACACCGATGATCCAGCGGGAGTAACAACCAGCTTATTGCCTTCTAGGAGGTCTTTGACACTCTTCATAGACCCCATGCGAAGCTGATCAAAACCATTTGGTTTGGTCAACGCATCTTGAAGCGCCGCTACGCCTTTTTCTCTAGTTGAGCCTATGCTGTTGAGCCAAGGCCCCATTACAGGGTCTGCATGTATTGATTCTTGTAGTTGAGCGTATGCTTCCGGCGTGTCTGCCATCCGATATGCATCGGGTAGCATGGCCATTTTTTCTTTCAGTAGGTTTGTTCGCGCTTGGTCTTGCGCTAACCCCGCTGACGATGCTTCGCGGGCTGACTTTACAAGCGCGTACCCCGGCGCACCGTACTGCTGCGCCTGACGCATTCCTTCTGGCGTGTTAGGGTTGAAGTTGGGGTTGCGAGCAAGCGCATTTAACGCCGACTGTTGTTCATCGGTCCGTTGCGCAGCGCCAAGTTGGTACTGCGCCAGCGCATTCTGGTTTTGCGCAGCACGCATCTGCATCAGTTGCGGCATGTTCCCCATCGGGTCCACCGGAGGTGGAATGCGGAACTGGGCGCCTTGGGCAATAAGAGAATTCAAATCAGCCATGATTAACTAAACCCCGGAAAGTTCATGTTCATGCTAGTTTCAAACGATGGGTTTACCGTTACGTTGCCGCCAGACGGAAACATCCGGTTGAAGTTGGCCTGGTTCTGGTTCGACTGCAGATAGTTTCCGTAGGCGCTTGCGCTAGAAGACAACGCATTGTTGATGCTGTTGGCCGCGCCCATTTGCCCAGCAGCCATAGCTTGCCCTGCCTGGCCCATCAGGTTGCCCGCGTTGACGCCGTACTGGCCTGCCTGACCGGCTTGGTTCGACGCTGCTGCTTGACCGGACGACATCAGGTTGCCCAGCGGCTGAAGTTGATTCTGCCGGTTGGTCTGATAGCGGTTGAAGGCGTTGCCGTACTCTTGCGATGCTGATGCTTGCCGGTAGTCCTCTAGACCCTTCATGGTCTGGCCAGAGATCAATCCACCCCTAGCACCTGCCTGGCGGCTCATTGCCTTGAGACCCTCGCCCAGCCTAAACTGATAGCCGGGGTCTTGCTGGAAGTCCTGCATACCGAAGTCGCGAGCGTACTGACCGTACCCCGCTGCACCCGCGTTGCCACCTAGCCCCAGCAGTTCCATCAACCGATTCTGGCCAGTTAGGCCAGCTTGCCGGTATGGCTCTTGAAGAGCCATCTGCTGGTCAAACTGTTGTTTCTGAAGATCAGCAGCGCGGTTGGCCGCATCAGCTTGAGTGCGGGCAGCGTCTTGGGCGCCGCCGGCAGAGATAATACCGCCAGCAATTGAACCCAGCGCCATTGCGCCCGCAGCGTACATAAACGTCATGCCAACTCCTTCAACTTAACTTTGTTGCCGACGCTGAACATAGCGTCGGGCGCGTCCTCAACCAGTTCTGCTTCCGCGTCTTCAACTGTGGTCGATTCTACGCGATGGAACGTCATGCACAGTGCGTCCGTCTCGGCGTAGACAGCGCGCTTCGTACCTGGTTTGCTGCACAGCAGATACGGTCCAGTTACGAACTGCACCCCGTCGTCTGTTGTGATCGCCACTGTGCCGCCGGCAATCAGGTAGAAGTGTTCCTTCTTGTGAACCTTGCCGACCACCAGCACGCCAGCATGTCGGAACACTTGACGGCAGTACATGCCGCCATGAAACGTGTGGCTTGTGATCGGCTCGTACTGGGGCTGTTTTGAAAGCTCGACTTGAAGAGCCTCAACCTTTGCCCGCATGTCGAGTTCGACTAGCATTTCCACTTCTTCAGTGCCAATGCCTTGCGGGTAGGCTCGCCCTTGGCGTCCTTCATCGGACCCGGCACGCCGCCCATCCGGGCGCAGAACGAGTCCTTGCGTGCCCCACCCTCGGGCTGCGGTGGCTTCAACCCAGGCTTGTCAGGGTTGGCCTTGTTGTACGAGGCGCGGCCCTTGGCGTTCAAGCCGCCCTCGGGGTTCTTGCCTTCTTTGCGCTGCCAGGCCGCTGTTTTCATGGCTTATGCAGCGGTGGTAACCGATGTCCAAGTGGTTGAGCCGTTGGTGTTGATGTACATCCGAGTGCTGGTGCTGCTACCGTCTGTTCGCATGTAGAGCGAACCTTGTGCGGCTGACAGCGTAGGGACGCCGCTTCCAACAAAGATGCCAAGGTTTGTGGCGTTTGTAAACTCCAAACCAAGACCAGTTGTACCACCAGCCGGTGGGCTTGAGTTACCAATCACTTTGACAGCGTTGAACATATCAACTTTACCGCTAGACCCAATGGTCATCCGGGCAGTGCCGACAGTAGTGCCAGTGGTGAACGTGATCGCGGTAGGAACTACGCCTGCCGAGACTGCGCCGTCAACAGCACCTGTAATCGCAGCGCGGCTTACATTACCGGTTGTTCCATCGGCGCCAGCAAAGGTCATTGATCCAAGGTTGTCACCGCTCTGCACTGCGTCTGTAGCTGTATTAGTCGTCCCGCGAGTCTTGACTAGTGTAATGTCAGACCCGGTCGTGGTGTTGGAAAAAGTCCATTGCAAAATGTTCTGCGTGCCGGCAGACCCGTAGGCTTGAATACCCCGAGCGTTTGTGCTGGTAGTCGGTCCACCAACAAGAAGTTTGGTGGTGACATTGACTTGCGGCACATCAGCCGAGGTCAGGCCAGTGATGGTGCCTGCGCCATTGATAGTTACGGTCATGATTTTTCCTTAGACAACAGAGTAAGAGGAGCCAGTGGGGACGGTAATCGATACGCCGGAATTGATCGTGATGGGCCCGGCGCTCATTGCGTTGTAGTTGGTGCTGATGGTGTAGTCGGTGGAGACCACCGCCAAGTTCTCGTACAAGTACAAGTTTGGCTCAACGTAGTCAAACAACTGCGCCACCGTAGCCTGCGAAGTGACGCCTCCTTGAACTACAGCAAGAAGCTCGGCGCCCGTCAGCGGTGTGACCGCTACAACGGGCAGATTTGAAATTTTAACGCCAGCCATGATTGGTCCTTTTTAGACTTGCCACCAGTTGCCGCCGGTGTCGGATAGACAGAAACGCACCACTTGGCCCGCTGCCAATGTCAGATTGACGCCGCCTGTCAGCTTGAAGGTATTGGCGCCGGATGCGGAATGATTGATCGTCAGGTTTGCGTTGCCGGCCTCGATAAGCAGATCGCCGTTGCGCCCAAAGTCTGAGACGGTGTTGGGCGTGGCGTCGAACGTTGCTTGCGTAATGCTGGCCGCTGCTGCCGGGGTCACCACCACCTTGGTGTGGCCCGTGACGTTGATGACTTGCGCTGCGCCAACAGGCGTCAATTGCGAAGTGCCCGTAAGCTGCGTGCTGGTTAGCGTTTGGGACGCGCTGACCGTGTAGGTTCCTGGCCCCCCAGCGCCGCTAACAAAAGCCGTGATGTAGGTTCCCGCCGTGATAGCGCCGCCTGTCAACACTTGACCTATGGAAAGCACGCCCGTTGACACTGCGGTAACGGTCATTGTAAAAGCAGAGATGGTCGCCGTAAACACTGGCGCGGGGAATTCATCGTACCGCACCATCTGTATGCTGTTGCGCCGGGGCGAGATGGCGCTGAAGTAGTGGGCGTTGTTGCCAAAAATGTCGCCGGCCACCCACTGCCGGAGAATTGGGTAGATCGTGGCGCCTTGCTTGAACGAGATGATGCCGCCGGTGTAGAACTGGTCGTTGGTGTCAAAGTAGAACGCCTGCCCAGACGAGTACAAGTTGGCCAACGATGGCGTGCCGCCGCCCATGAACAGCGAGCCTATGCCCAGCCGTACCGGCTCGGTGCCGCCGTTGGACCCAGCAAAGCAGTTGATGATGGCAGAGTAATTGGTCGCCAGATCGAACCGGTCAATTTTCCCGCCTATGAACGTGAAGTTTCGATAGGTGTTGACCACGCGAACCGCTTCGCCGCCAGTGGTCAGACTGCCCCAACGCTCAAGGTTGCAGTTGAGCAGCGTGATGTCAGGGAAATCGTTGTCAGGAAAGTCGCTTTGGAACCCGTCAAGGTTTGTTGGGTTGCTGCCAAAGACGCCCCAGAAGTCACCTTCGTTCAGACCGTTGCAGGCGTTCATCAGGATCAACCCGCGAAGCCTGTAGCCTGCTTTGCCTGGCCCGCATTCCAGCGCGTAGCAACCGATCCAGTTCACGCCAGGCCCGCAGGCAACGCGGAACGAGTGGCCCGTCCGACTGAGCGATGAGACGTTCATCATCACCATCGAGAAGAAGCGCGGGGCGTAGAACCCATCGTCGCCCGACTCGATGTAGAGGTTCTTCAACTCGCCCAAGTAGACCTGGCCAAAGATGTTGCTAAAGTCGATGCCCTTGCCGGTGCCGGTGTTGACAATGCCAAAGTCATGCAGAAACGGGCGCAGGTACTCTATGTTGGCTGTAGCCAAGGCGCTGGTGGACAGGCCAACAGCGTAAATCTGGGACTCCCAAGCGCCATCGCCAAAGATCGTAATGAACTCTTTGCTGAGAGTCAGCGGGGCGCTGATTTTGTACCGACCGCCGGGAATGTACAGTGCCCGCCCACCGTACTGTTCAACATTCTCGCAGTAGGCGATGGCCGCTTGCAACGCGGTGGTGTCATCCGTAGTGCCGTCACCAACAGCGCCAAAGTCTTTGACGCTGACCACATCGCGCAGCTTGGACTGCACCGTGCGGTTTGGCGGACCAGACGCAGGGGCGTAGCCAACAAGCGATGAGCCTTGGGAACTGGCAAGACTGGCCTCAAACGCGGTCAAAGCGTTCATGGCGTCTTGCGTGGTGATGTTGTCAACAGTCCAAATCTCTACATCGTTGGAGTCGGTCAGCGTGAGCTTGTATGATGCCGCGTCCAGCCACACCGCCGCTTCGCCCCGGCTATCGAGGATGATTGGGTTGGTGTTGTTCTGGATGCCTGTCGAGGTGGTGTACGTCGCCAGCGGCGTGGTGGTGCCCGCAGCGTAGGAGTAGAGCTTCCCACCCGCCAACGGAATGCCGCCTTCGGTGAAGAATTGCAGCTTTGGGGCTGGGGAGAGGATTGTGCTCATGTTATACCTGTTGTACGGTCAGAATCATCGACGGCGCTTGCGGATGCGATGCGGATGCCGGATAGGTCAAGAGTTGAGTTGTACCGCTATCAGTAATCCAATACAACTCAAAATAATCGTTGGCGGCGGCTTGCAGAATGTAGTTCCAACCAATGACCGTATGCCCATCGATGCCGCCGTGCTTTTCTGGAGTACCAACAATACCAGCAGAGTCGGCTATATTAACCCCGTTCTGCCGAACCCATATAGTCACATCGTCAATTGAAGCAGAAGGGTTTGATATCTGCGCGCTAAATTGTAAGTTGTAAATGCCTGCGCGAGTTACAACAATTCTAGATGTTGGCGACCCGATAGCTACGTTATACGATAAACTTGTTGAATTGAACGTAATCGCTGTGGCTGTAAGGGCAACGCCAGATTGGGTCGTGGTATCGTAAAACGAACCGTAGGCTTTGTCTGATGCGATGGTAACCGAAGCAGCGCCATTGGTGATTGCGATCCCGCTGCCCGCCGTCAGCGTTGCCTTGCCCAGCGTATTGCCTGTGGTGTTGCCGATCAGTAGCTGACCATTGGTGTAGGTGCTCTGCCCCGTGCCGCCGCTTGCGACGTTGAGCAGGCCAGAGAGCGTGACGTTGCCGGTGGTTGGCGCAGCCGGGGTCAGGCCAGTAGTGCCGCCAGACCAGGACGACACGCCCGCGTTGGCAAGCGTGATGCTGCCAGCGCCGTTGGTGATGCTGATGCCAGCGCCTGGCGTCAATGTGTTGAGTGTGTACCCGGTAGCGTTGCCGATGAGCAACTGGCCATTCGTGGGGATAGCCGACAGCCCCGTGCCGCCGTTGACTGGCTGGATGGTGTTCTGGTTTTCCCCAACAATTGCGTACAGCCCGTTGAAGAACCGAAACCACTCCGTCGACACCAGCCCCGTGTTGCTGTCAACAAGGGGCACACGCGGCGCCGGGACTTGGGTGAGATTAAGCATTGGTCGGGGTGATAAACAGTTCAGCGCCCATGATGGCAATCTTCACCGGGTCAGTGCCTGAGACCTCATAGACCCGGTCACGGAGCTTCTCGGTCATGCCAAGGCGGCGCCAGATGGTGCGGTAGCCGTACTGGCCAATAGCGCCCATCGAGCGCCAGTGTTCGTTCGACCAGGTGTGGCCACCATCATCCGACCAACGCAGCATGGCTTGTGGGTTGACGCCTTGCACCGTAGCTACAGACACAAGGATGTCCTCGCCCGACTCGGTCAGCAAGTCGTCAGACGTAGTAATCGGCGTGACAGCCAGAAGCCCGATGCCTGTCTCGGTGGCTATGTCATCGTCCAACTCTGTGGCCAGAAACGGGAACCCTTCGGCCAGCAGATTCTTTAGCGGCGCAAAGGGGTCAATCCCGTTCAGCCCAACACCAGACTCGGCGTCGAGTTGCAGCGAGTGGTGCGCCGTGCGCTTCAGGTTGTTCTGACCGGTCGGCAACGCCCGCCATGACCGCAGCCACCGCTGAATCTGACCGTTGTCTGCGTAGACATCCAGATCGAAGGCGTAGATGTTGCCGTTCTCAAAGTCGCCAACGATGATCGTGCCACCGAAATTGCACTGGCAGTTTGATCTGTGCCGGTACTGGCCTTCGTTGCCGCTGGCGCGTTCGTGCCAGGCTTGCACCGACACATCGTAGACCCAGGTCTTGCTGGCTGACGGGAAGTTCAGAACGTAGAAGGCGTGGCCCTCTTGCTGGTAGGTGTAGGCTACCGCGTCAGAGATGTTGCCGTACTGAGCAATGGCGTACTCGATGGCGTGGGTCGAGACCCTGACGCCGCTGTAGCCGTTGTTCTTGTAGACAATGCCCTGCCCGCGAGCGTCAGTGCCCAGCCAGAACAGCGCGTTGTCGAGCTTGGCGACCGAGTAGGGGGCCGCACAGCCAATCTCGTTGAACGCGCCCTGGACAGGCGTCAACGGGAAGTTTGCCAAGCCGGCGTTGTACCAGACCTCGACCGAGTCAGTACCAAACACCCACATCTGTCGGTGGTCTACATTGATCGCCACCACACCGTCAGGCGAGCCATCGGCGCTGGAGAAGTACAGCGAGTTGAAGACCAGCGGGTAGATGTACGTCGCCGTTACCGGGTCAACCGTGTCAACGCTCCAGATGCGCTGACTGTTTGGCTCATTGAAGACGAACAGATTGTCGATGTACGCAACAGTGACAGCTCCGGGGAAGTTTTCATCCGTGATCTGGTTGAACTCGCCCGTTGGCTCAAAGTAGGTGTAGCTTGGACCGTTGCAGGCAAAGAATATGGTGGCGCCGTTGTCCGCGATGGACACCGGGCCAGTACCCGACACAGTGCCCAGCAACTGAGGCGTTGCGCTGGTGCTGGTGAGCTTGAAGACCTGGATGCCAGAGACGACATAGAAGTCCGACCCGTTGGTCTGGTGCGCCCACAAGCCCCGGATAGGCCCGGTGCCAACCGTCTGGAGGAACTGCAATCCTGGGGCGCGGTTCAAGAACCCAGCTTCCTTGCCGCCATCGGGGATGGCTTCAGGGAACAGGTTGACGAGCCTGTTGTCCGCGGCGTTGATGCTGCGGGCAACGTA